GCATGAAAATCATGATTGGGATTGATACAGGGGTGAATACAGGCTTCGCCGTTGCAGCAGACCGAGGCAATGGTGGTGAGCTAGAACAGGTAGAGTCTTTATCCATCACACAGGCAATGCTGAAAGTACAACATCAAGTACAGACATGGGGAATCCAAAACGTGTGCCTATATATAGAAGATGCTCGGCAACGTACTTGGTTTACGGGTGGCCGTGAAAAGGCACAGGGCGTTGGATCTGTTAAACGTGATGCACAGATATGGGAAGACTGGTGTAAAGAGCAGGGCTATCTGTTCAAGATGATTCACCCACAGAACAACAGTACCAAATATAAAGCGGACACCTTTAAAAGAATTACCGGTTGGCTTGGTCGAACCAATGAACACGCGCGAGATGCAGCTATGTTAGTCCACCGCCGTTTTGCGAGATTTTAAGGGGGAAGCATGGAGAATATTTTAGATTTAAAAGGGGATTTGCGATCAGTTGCCGAAGTCATTGGACGGCAGAAAGCATTATATCTGGTGAGCCAATGTCCGAAATATAAAACAGAAAAAAGAACAGGTGTTGGTCAGCTCTTTTTATATGTACCACAAGCTACCCGTTTAAAGATGGATCATAACCTTGTGACCATACTAGGGTATGAAGATGCTCAGAAATTGTGTCTGGTCTTTGGGGGTAAGTTGTTGGTGTTGTCTCAGTGTAAACACATTCTGATAAAAAACCGTAATGCAGGAATCAAATCCATGCTTGAGCAGGGCTTTAGAGTAGATGAAATTGCCCAGTATTTTAATTTATCGACTCGGACGGTGCAGATCACGGCGTATAGTTGAAGGTGTATGTGGCAAAGTTGAAATTGGATTCTATTTATTGTTGATTCAGAATATTATGTCTAGAACTTTAAAATTATAGATTCATATGAATAGAGAAAAACTTTTTGAATTATCAACTCAAATGGTACTCGAGTTGAAGCAGGAAATTATTAAGAGTGATGTACTTGATTGTGGTCCTCGGCTGGAATTAGTAGAGCAGTGTATTTACATCTCATTTGAACATGGAATTGGTGTAAATGGATTGTTGACCATTGGACTTCCTACTCAGGCAATGGTATTGCTAAGATCGCAATTCGAAGCAGTAGTCAGAGCATACTGGTTATTGCATACCGCAAGTAATGAAGAAATATTAAAGTTGAACTTTGGTTATACCTTTGAAGAGCAGTTTGAAAAAGATAATTATCCAATGGCAAGTAAAATGCTTGATGAACTTTGCAATGCTAATCTGCCCGCGCAACCAGTAATTGATCACCTTTGTGCTTTTAAAAAATATCATCTAAAGCAGCTACATTCGCTCGTGCATACAGGTAAACAATCATTTACTCGTCATACTATGGGATACACGGATGAAATGCTGATTACGTTAATGCGCCAATCAAATAATTTGATAACAGTTGCTTCTCAAATCATGTTGAAACACACGGTTCCTGACAAGCAAAAATTTATCCATCATTTAATTAAAAAGTATCGACCTTGCTTCTTTTTGGATGAAGATGTTGATCCAGCAGTTAAAGAACGAGTAGAGAAGTATTTTACGAAGTAAAATGCAATAAATATATATTTTAGATATATCTAAATATTGCAATCTGTTTAGAATTTCTGCAAAATTCGCAACAGATTTAGTAGATAGTTCCCTGACTAATCTTTTAAATTTTAATAGCCTACAATACCTTTTGTGGGCTTTTTTTATGGCTGCGCTCTTTTTAGACAGAGAAGTGCTTTGCAAAGTAATAATTAAGATTACACCTCCTACGGGAGGTTTTTTATTGCCTGAAGTTCATACAACAAAGTCGGTTATGTGAAAAAGTGAATAATGAAATTGCCCTGTATATAGAACAACAATACGCAATATATTCACAAATCTAGAGACCAATAAGAATGTCATTTCCAGACTGGTTAGCAGCTGTAATGAAGTATTTGAGTGAGCTCCAATATTTTGTTGCAGGAATGATGGGAGCAGCCGTGGCAACTCGATACAACAAAGAACAGCTTAAAACACCCAAAGACTACGCCGTGTTTCTACTGTCAGGTGCATTTACAGCACATTATCTCACGCTCTTGATTATGTACTTCACCAAGCTTGCACCAGAGCATGCTGGTGGTATTGGCTTTCTAACAGGTGCACTCGGCGGTTTGATGTTTCAGGAACTATTCCAATGGGTGAAGTCAGGAGCTTGGAAAGAGGTTGGCTTCTTCAATTACTTGTTGGACATGTTCAAAGACTGGTTAAGCAAAGGGCGTAAGAAATGACAGACTTTACATCGAACATCACGCGCTTATTACGTGGGGAAGAAGGCGAAGTCCTTACCGAATATAAAGATCATTTGGGCTATTCGACTATTGGGGTTGGTCGTTTAATTGATGCACGTAAGGGCGGTGGCATCACTGCAGAAGAATCAGCTTATCTACTCAGCAATGACATTCAAAAGAAACTGAGTGAGCTTGAGCGTAAATTGCCATGGGTCAAGGGGCTTGATGAAGCCCGCCGTGGCGTATTGCTGTCTATGGCGTTCCAAATGGGAACAGATGGATTGCTTGGCTTTAAGAATACGCTAGAGATGGTACGTACTGGTCGCTACACAGATGCAGCTAAAGGTATGCTCAACTCACTGTGGGCAAAGCAGACACCGCAACGCGCCAAGCGCCACTCAGAGCAAATGCGTACAGGCAAATGGGTGATTAAGAGTGGATATTAAAGTGATAAAAATCATTTCTGTAGGTACTTTCTGGGGGGCACCGCTTGCGGGGGCAAAGACCTCGCAGGATTTCATATCTGCGTGAATTTTAAAATCACAACAAACTACTATATCTCAATATAAATTTGGGCTGGAAAATGGGTTGGTATGGCGGATGCTAAAAAGGGTCAGATCGTAAATAGGACGGGGCTTTCAGACGTTTTTGGAGTTGCCTTAACCACGATTGATTCTTGGGTTCGTCAGGACTGTCCAGTTGTAGTTCGAGGGCGTGGAAAAGGGCAAGAATGGCAGTTTAATACAGCGCATATTGCCAAGTGGCTCCAAGATAAAGCCGCCGATGAAGCTTCTGGTGAAGTGATCGATGACATTAATCTATTAAAAATAAGAAAAGCCAAAGCAGAAACGGAATTGGCTGAATTAGAGTTGGCAGAAAAGAAGGGTGAAGTTGCGTTAATCGCTGAATTTGAACGTGCTCAATCTATTGTTTTCGGTACCATTCGTTCAAACATGATGAATATCCCACAGCGTGCAGTCCTACAACTACTCGGTGAAACGGATGCGCGTGTTTTTAAGGAAAAACTCAAGGCAGAAATCGTACTTGCTTTAGAGTCAGCTGCAGATGCTGAATTCGAGGAAGATGAAGATGTCTGATTTATCAATTTTCAGTAATTTTTATTCAGTGATTGATGCATTGAAGCGTTCAATGTCTCATCTTGTCCCGCCTGCAGAAATCAAGCCAAGTGAATGGGCAGAGAAAAACATTAAGATCCCTGTGGGGAATGCGATACCAGGTCCGATTAATTTTGATAACGCACCTTATCAAAGGGGCATGATTGATGCCATCAAGGAATATGGAGTTCGCCGTATTACTTACATGACTGGGGCACAGCTTGGGAAAACCACCATTCAGCAATGTGCCACTGGGTATTTTATTGCGCATGAACCCAAGTCACAGATCTTTGTGCAACCGACTCAAGGTGATGTTCAGACCTTCCTTGAAACCAAGCTACGCCCAATGATTGAGGCAAATAGATACATCGCGCAAAAGATGGCAAAGCCTCGCAGCCGTGATGGTGTGAATAACAGCCGTATGATTTCTTATATCGGTGGTTGGTTAATGTTTTCATGGGCGGGTTCACCTAAGACTCTACGCTCACGATCTGCACCCATTACACATGCTGATGAAATTGATGGGATGGAAGCAACGGCAGAGGGAGATCCAATTGAATTGTTGGCTCAGCGTTCTGCAACCTTTGGTGATCAAGCCCTAAGAACAGAATCCAGTACACCGACTGTTAAGGGTGCGAGTCGGGTTGAATCGGCTTATTATCGTGGGGATCGTCGCCGCTATTATGTGCCATGTCCCAAATGTGGCGAAGCTCAATACCTGAAATGGGAGAATGTTTGGTGGGATGGTCGAAGATCTACCACCATTCAAGATGCACGTGAAGATATTGATCAGCAGCATCTAACCGAGACAGCAGGGTATCGCTGTGAATGTTGCAATGAGGTGTGGTCGGATGGTGAACGGATTGCTGCCATTCGTAATGCAGAAAAAATGGGTCACGGCTGGAAAGCCGAGCTACCTTTCAAAGGGCATATCAGTTTTCATGCGCCAGAGATGTTGTCTACCTTCCGTAAGATGTCGGATATTGTCCAATCCTACTTAGATAAGTTGGCACTGGATGATTTACAAGTCTTTGTGAATGTCTCTTTAGGGGAAACCTTTGAAGAAAATGCAGATAAGGTAGATTCTGAGTCTTTACAAGCCCGAGCAGAAGAATATAAAGCCACTGTACCTGCGGGTGGGGTCTATCTTACTTGTGGTATCGATATGCAGATGGATCGGCTTGAACTTGAGATAGTTGCATGGGGTGTTGGGGAAGAAAGTTGGTCCATTGATTACCGCGTGTTGTGGGGTGATCCACTCGGTGATGAAGTTTGGCAGGACTTGGATGATGTTTTGGAAGAAACCTATATGCATGAGTCTGGGGCACAACTCAGTATTTCTTCAGCATGTTTAGATACTGGTGGTACCAATGGTTATACCCAAGCGGCTTATGAATATGTGAAAAGCCGTCGGAATCGAAAGCTATTTGCCATTAAAGGGCGTGGTGGCTGGGGATTGCCGATTGTGCAAAGTCCGCAACGTAAACAGTCGGGTAAGGATAAGCGTAAAATTGACCTATTTATTGTGGGAACGGATGAAGCCAAGTTGGTTGTTTCACGCCGTTTAACGTTAGATAAAGGTGGACCTGGTTATTGTCATTTTCCTATTCAACGAGAGACAGAGTGGTATAAGCAACTTACTGCTGAAAAACTGGTGCTGAGATATCTCAAAGGGCAGCCAATACGTGAATGGCATAAGCCAGACCGTGCGCGGAACGAGGGCTTGGACTGTCGTGTTTATGCGTTGGCAGCTTTAAAAATTATGCAGCCAAACCTTAAGCGGATTTCAGAGCGTTTGCAGCAGCAGGATGTTGATGCACCAAAAGAACAAGAGCCTAAACAGGTGAGTAATGCTGCCAAAGTTGTTGTACGTAAGCGGACTAGTTTTACTATGGAGAAATCTACTACGGTTGTGAAAAAGAAAAAGGTTTTTGGAAATAAACGTTAGGATATAATTTCTATTTTTGAGGGTGTGCTCTATGTTCCAATCAAACATAATACAAAGATATTTGACAAAAGATAAGTTAATTCAAATGATTGAAGATGAGGGCTTATACTTTCATAATATATTAGCATTTCTTGATGAAAATGAAGGAAAAGGAATTTCTTGGCGAGAGAAAGTAGAAGGGAGATTATTTGATATCTACAATGAATTTTATGCAAACAATCTTTTGGATAAGGATGAGAGTAAAGAAACTATAGATCAATTAAAAAATGTGGAACTCAATAAAAAAGTATTTATTCAAAGTTGGTATTCTGACTCTAAACCGTCAACTAAAATGTGGTTGGAATATTCGGGATACGGGAATTCAAAAGACTGTGCCTTGATTATTGCAAATGAAATTCAATTATTTGAAAAAATTGATGAAAAAGTGCCGGCTGGTGCTTTTTCTAAAGAAGTAACTTATCTTGTAGATAAAAAGTCTTCAATTGATGGTATTTTCACTAAGGATATTGAGTATACAGATGAGAGAGAGTATCGCTTTTCAATAGACTTAAATATATGTAGTTTAATAGATCATGAATTAAAAACTGCGCTAGAACCAGGTAAAGAACATGCCAAGATATTTATTGGTGGGGTCCCATTTGAAGAATATGCAGCACCATATTATAGAAATTCAGGAAAAATTAAAAAAGATGATTATATTGTGAAAGAAAAAGGCATAATTTTAAAATTAAATTTAAAAGAAATAATAAGTAAAATTTATGTACCATGCGATGCAGGAGAAGTTTTTGTGAATGAAATCGATAAGCTATTAAAAAACAAAGGATATGAAATCCAGTGTGAAAGAATTAAAGTTGAGATTTAAACTAAATTTTTGAAAAACTGAATAATGAACTAAGTTTCCACTTTATCTAACCTCGCATTATGCGGGGTTTTTTATTGCCCTAGAAAGGACAAAAGCCCATGACTGCAATCATGAGCTTTCTGTTTAACCCACTAACAGCACTAGAGGATTAAAACTTAGATGAATTTTAACCTAAATTTAAGGGTTGATAAAGCAATGGATAAGTTATCTGAAAGTAGAACACTAAGGGTGTGGACCTACATCATTGGGTGCTTGGTGATTATTGGAATTCTCTTTCTGCAAGCTGCACCAATTTTAGCTTCAGTAGCAAAAATTATTGAAGTGATTGGATAAGGATAGCCAAAACAGATGACCTACTTTCCAAAGCAAATTACAGCAGGTCTCACCTTTAATTTTAAGGTGAATCTAACAGCCTATCCTGCCTCCAGTGGCTGGTCACTGGTTGTCTATTTACGTGGTGAATCTGTCATTGATCTACAGTCACAGGCAGATGGCAACCAACACGTTTTTAATATCTCCGCTGAAACTACAAAAAACTATACCGCAGGGCATTACGGCTATTCACTTCGTGCCATCCATACATTAGGCACAGTGGATGAGCTTGAGTCAGGCGTGGTTGAGATTAAAGCTGACCTTGCCTCTCTATCGGGATATTCCGACTTAAGAAGCCATGCTCAAAAAACCTTATCAGCTTTGGAAGCGGTCATTGAGGGTCGTGCCAGTCTAGACCAAGAACGTTACCGCATTAATAACCGTGAGCTTTACCGTACACCGATGGAAACGCTGATTAAGTTACGTAATCAGTATCGTGCTGAAGTTTATCGGGAACGTGCTAAGGCTGCAGGTAAAAGTCCGTTTGGTCAGGTTATACGGGTCAAATTGAGGTAATTACTAGTGCTGAATATTTTGAAACGCCAAATTGCAGAAGTCCCGAATGTTACACAGATTAATGAAGTGAAAGATCATGATTCCGTGGTGAAAAAAGGTAGCCGAGTTTTCCGTAATGCCATGCGTTGGTTTAAAGCAGGTGTGAATGACCGTCTAACTTCAGCTTGGCCATCAACGCCGTTACCTGCAGATTTAATTGTGGAGCGGTATCAACGCACTTTGGTAGCCCGTAGCCGTGAGCAATGTGCCAATAATGATTATGGTCGCAACTATTTGCGCTTAACCCATCAGAATATTGTGGGTCCGCAAGGGGTCACACTTCAAGCACAGATCCGCAATGCCCAAGGGAAATTAGACAATAAGCTATGTGATGCTGTTGAGCAGGAATGGGCAAATTGGAATAAAAAACATCACTGTGACATTCAGGGCAAAAAGTCTTGGCGTTCTATCCAACGTTCTTGTGTGATTTCAGCAGCCAAAGATGGTGAATTCTTTGTACGGATTATTCGCGGTGCAGATGCAGGGAACTATGGATTTGCTGTGCAAATGATTGATGCGCAGCGTTGCCCGATCATGTATAGCGCAAAACTATCAGGTGGTCGTTTTATCCGTCAGGGCATTGAGTTTAACCAATTTGGACGTCCGATCGCTTATTACTTTGATAGTGATTCAGAAGAAGAAAAACAATATCGCTTTGGTTCAGGCAATTATATCCGTGTACCTGCCGAGCAAATCATTCATGGCTATTTAGAAGAAATTGTCGGGCAAAAACGAGGCTTACCATGGACAGCGACAAGCCTGTTCCGAATGAAGCAGCTTTCTGAATTTGAAGATAGTGCGATTACCAATGCGCGGATCTCCGCCAATAAGATGGGTTTTATTCAGTGGGATAAAGATGCCACTGGTCCTGAATTTGATCCTGAAGAAGATGAAATCATTATTGAAAGCCAAGCTGGGGAATTTCCTGTTTTACCACAAGGGGCTCAACTCAAAGAATGGTCACCCAATTATCCAACGGGTGAATTCTTGCCTTTCCATAAAGCTATGCTGCGCTCAATGGCAGCAGGTATGGGCGTGCTTTATAACAACTTAGCCTCAGACCTTGAAGGGGTGAATTTTTCCAGTATTCGTCAGGGTACTTTAGATGAGCGTGAGCACTGGAAAGAACTGCAACAGTGGTTGATAGAAGCTTTAATCGAACCTGTTTATTACGCATGGCTGGAATATGCCTTGCTTAAGGGCGTCATCAAGAAAGGCAATGTGGCCCTGAAAGCCGTCGATATTGAGCGTTACGCCCAGGTCACTTGGCAACCACGCCGTTGGGCTTGGATTGATCCATCAGCCGATGTCACTGCAGCTGAAAAATCGAAGAACAACATGCTCACTTCTGCAGGGGCGATTATTCGTGAACAAGGCAAAGATCCACAAACGGTATGGGCTGAAATTGCACGTGACACCAGAGCCATGATTGATGAATTGGTCGGACAAGGCATTAGTCAAGAAACAGCAGAAGAAATGATCTTGGCCAGTATGGGGCGTAAACAAACTGCAGCGGTCGGACGACCTAAAGAGGGCATGTAATGAAATT